TATACGGAATTGTTGCAAGCTAACAATGGAGTTACAGCGTATACTGGATTCCAGACGGACTATATGAGAAGCATTAATGATGATCAGTGGACTCTCATTAAGAAGCGACGCACATTATTATTCAATCCGAATAATACACAAAACTTTGCCGGAGCTACAGCACAGATTAATCCCATGCGATATGTCGTTTATGACCTTACGAAGGATCTAAAGAAGCTGTGGATGTATGATGATACAACAAATACATGCACTAATGAGCAGCTATGGATATGCGTGGGATGTACCCAATCTGATGGAGGTGTGTTGATAGGAAACGTAGGTACATATCAGTGGCTGAGTGAGTTGCAATATGAAGATATGTAATTAATTAATATGTTTTAATAATTCCTCAAACCATTCTTCATTTGCCATACTATCTAAAGAAAAAAACTCGCCATCTGAGGGAACTCGATCACATGTTCGATTCTCCTCTTCAATTGGGCTCCCTGTTCTGCTCCCACCCATTCCAGATGGGAAAGCAATTGGTCTGGAGAGAATGGGCATGTCACCACTACTGTCTTCAATTGACATTGAACTTGACCCCCTTTCGTTTCCAATAGGAGTGGATATCGATCGAAAAGGTTCAATATGAAATTGAATGGCATCTCCCGGGATGGCCGAAAATCGTCGATTATACATGTATCCTGGCCCGTATAACAGCACCACCAACGTGTGTTTGCCTGCTTCTGGTATGCGTCTGGATAAGTCGTCCAAGCCCACCGGGACTTCCCACTCCCACTCGGACCCCAAAGCCAGAAAACCTCCGTCTTCCAGTTCCTTCTGGATTGAATCAGGCTTTGAAAGGTCATTAACCCTTTGTGATAACGTACGAACGTACTGGGGTGTTCCGTGGCAACCTGAACAATAGAATCGCCATTGCGAATCATATCAGTGCAAACATCAATATCAGAACGATGACCTTGTCCAAGAGGTCTAAGACCTTTTTCCCAAAAAGGATTCTCGTCAGTGCAACTTTTAGAACAATACTCAATGTTTTGTGCTGCACTTCCATTACATAAAGTAAGATGAGGGTGTATCTTTAATCCCTCTCTTAATAAATAAGCAATGCAAGCTGTCTTTGACTTGCGATTTCCATTTTCAAATTCGAAATATCCTTGGAGATGAGGTCTAAGAGTTTTGGGACAAATCTCTCGACCATAACAGACATATTTGAAAATTTCTGTTTTATCAAACCATTCAATGGTTTCATCAGTATAATTGAACAATGTGAAACAGAAGCGACAGTAACCTCCAGGCATTTTGAAAAAATGAAAATGATCTACAAAAATGGAGGTCTACAAAACTGGAGCAAAATAGAAAAATCACAGAATTTTCTTCAGAAGGAGAGGCGCCCCTGCCCCAACGCGTGAGGGGCCCCCTCTGGGGACGCGCGAAAAGGGGCGACTCGAGTGAGGAAGAAAAATTCTGTGACACACATCATAAATTAGGTCGAGGTTGCAGCAAGCGCAGCGCATTATTACCTGCAACCTTAGGGCCCCCACTTTGGGGCCCTACACAGAATCACAATTATGGCATACTCGAAGAAAAGAAAGTATGCTAAACGCGCGAAGACGTATAAACGGATGGGTCGTCGAAGTAGAACTAAGAAGACTGCTTTGCGTACTCTCGTGCGTAGAGAGATTCATCGCTTGGCTGAGAACAAAGTTGTCCAGAATGAATCGTCAGCCTATTTCGTGACAAACCCTATAGGTGCTGGTCAAATATACAATATGTTGCCGTTGATAAATCAGGGAACTGGTGTATCAGCACGTACAGGCAATAGAATTCGTGTCATCAAATTTACTGTTAAAATTATGTTCAACATATTTAACAATGTAGCATCACTACCCTGTCATTTTGATATGTATATATTAAAATACAAGAATGCTAATCAACAGACTGGTATTCCTACGAATGCCTATACGGAATTGTTGCAAGCTAACAATGGAGTTACAGCGTATACTGGATTCCAGACGGACTATATGAGAAGCATTAATGATGATCAGTGGACTCTCATTAAGAAGCGACGCACATTATTAT